CCGGTGATCGACCAAGTTGGATTTATGGCTGCGGCAGTAGTCTGCGCAAAGTACGCCAGCCCCAAGCCATTGTGATTTCCACCAGCTGCTCCATTCTGGTCGGTGATCGTGAGACCTTAATCTACACTGTACGTGCGGCTTATCCCGCCGTCGGCTGTTTCCCCAAGGGCACTTACTATTAACTCCCCATTTACAGCGGGCGTTATCGACCCGGTAGCAAGCGCGGACGCGACGGCCGCAGCGCCATTTTCAACATCGAACGGGATGGCTCCTGACCCGGAGAAGGCGGCCACAGCAATGTCGTAGAAATCTGCGTTCGTACTAAACGTGTGGGCGGAGCCTACAGTTCCACCCTGGCAAAAGAACAGTCGCGTGTGATTGTTGCCAGAAGCTTTTTCGGTACGTGGCGACCACGTATTTGATTTCGAGTCGCTTACTGTTACAGGAGTAGTGCTATACGACGATACTGCAACGACGAGAAGGTCAGCGCCAGTCGTGTCGATAGCAGTAGTGGTCGCCCTCGTAGCGATAGTGTGGGCGAGTAACGACCAAGTCATTTTTACGTGATCTGATTGATGACTGCGTTAAGCGCCGTGGTCAATCCTGCGGTTTGCGTAGGGGTGAAAGTCACCGGAGTGCGGGAGCCGTCTGCGGCAAGCGTATAGGCTTGCGCAAAACCTCCTGTATCTTTCGGGAAGTTCGTCACGACCCAATTCACCACGGCGTTGATCGTATTCACCATGTTCGTGAATTCGTTCGCCACGTCATAGGTCGCGTCGTTGAACTGAGCCTGTGCGTAAGCCGCAATTCCTGGAATAGCCGCTACTTGCGCGAAGATTTGCAGGGGTGAGCGCAGGTTATCCACGATCTGAAATATCTGGTTCGCGTTGACGTTTCCGGTGAGGAGCGTCACGCCTGCCTGTGCCGCTTGCTTGACGAATACAGCCTGTTGCATCGCGGTCAATAGGCCTTGTGCCTGCGTCGCCGTGTTTGCTCTAAACGCCATTAGCTTCTCCTCGCTACGCCCTCATACCAAATGGCATGCCAGTACGCCGCCACACCGCGCTTCGGGTGCCTGGGCGCGAAATAGGTGCGTATGCCGTCAGGCGCTATGTGATAGAAACGCAGCTTCGGAATGCGGCCGGCGCGCACGATACGCGGCTCGATGCGGCCACCATGAAGCAGCAACATGAGGGCCGCATACCACAGACAATTGCCATGGCGCACCGCAGCATAGAGCGAGTTAGGCGTTACCAGCGGTGAGCGTGAAGCTGTTCACCGTCACGGTCTGGGACACGGCAATGCTCGTATTGTCGACCGTCATATCCCCGCCGCCTCCGGTCGCCGTGACGGTGCCCTGGATGTGGCACCCCGAAGGGCTGCCGGGCTCGTAAATCCGGAAGTATCCGATCGTTCCGGGGGCAAGACCGGTGAGCGTCCATGTACCGCTCTTCGCCTTGCTGCCGCTCGAGGCCGCCGCCATCCAGTCCGAGGGCAGCGCCGCCTGCGCGAGGAGCGTGCCGCTCGCGGCCGTCACGCAATCGGCCGGAGGCGTGCCGCTGCGCAATTCCATGATCGCAGCCGCACCGATGGTCGACTCGACCACGTCGAGCCGCGCGTTTCTGACCGCAACGGAATACTGGAGCGACATGCCTTTCTCCTATCGTTCGCTATCGACCGCCCGGCTGCCTATTGGCTCGCCCTTGTCGTCGTAGATGATCTCGCGCGGCGCCCGGGCGGCCTCGACGAGTTCGTCCATCCTCTGCATTAATTTGTCACCTAGCGCTGATACCGCCCCAGCGATGGGAAGCAAACCATCGAGGGCGCGCCCCGCCCCGGCATCCGCCGCAGGTTCGGCGTCGTTCCCCGCGCCGTCGGCTCCGCCCGCACCGCCATTTCCGCCCGCCGGATCGCCCGCGGGGGAATTGGCGCCGGCCTGCGTAGCGGCGCTCGCGTTCGCGGCCTGCGCCACCTGGTCCATGTCCGGCTGCGCGCTGCGGTTCCAGTCCTCGAGCTCGCGTCCCTCGTTCGGCGTGAGCCATGGGCGCCCGATCGCGATCTGCAGCCCTTCCATGCGGCTCTTGAAGTCGCCGCGCATCAGCGCATCGAGATTGAACTTGCAATAGAGCTGCGAGCCGCGCGCGAAGAGCTTGCGGTTCACCTCCTGCTCGATGCGCACGCACCATGGCCGGATCGTGTGCTTCGCGTAGCCGATATCCATCTGCTCGATGCCGGTGCCCCAGCTCGAGGCTTTCTCCACGTCGCCTGCGAGGTGTGGCGGCACGCCGTACCATCCGAATACCTCGAAGCGCTGGAACTTGCGCATCTCGATGAACTGCGCATCGCGGAACGGCATCGTGAGCGGCCCGATCAGCTTGGAGCCTTCCTCGGTCACTAGGACCCCGAGCGCGTCCTTGTGCGCGAAGCGCTCGGCGATCGACTTGGTCAGGTTCTGCTGCGCCGTCTCGCTCATGCGCCCGGGCACCTGCAGGTTCCAGCCCGGCTTCGCGCCGTTCGCGAAGAACGAGCCGGCCAGATTCTCCGCCGCCTTGGCAAGGCCGAGCGAATCGCGCATCTTGCCGATGACCGATAGCCCGCGCAGCCCGTCATAGGTGAGCCCGGGCACGTGCAGCACCTCGTCGTCCGGCAGGTCCTCGCGGCCGTCCGGCAGTCGGACCTGGTAGAACTTCGCGCCCTTCGAGGTGAGCTTTACATCTACATCCCACGGCATGAGCGGGTAGAGCGCGCCCGCAGAACCATTGCCGAGCCACTCGATGCGGTTGAAGCTGTCGCCCCAGAGCAGCAGATGCGCGAGCATCATCTCGAGCCAGGTGAAGGCCGTGTGGTACTCGTTCGGCGAATCGTGCAGCAACGGATAGGCCCAGTGCCTCAGGGCGAGCTCGCGTCCGCCGCCATCCGTGCGCCGATACACAAAAAGCGGCAGGGAACCGATCGTGCCGCCGATGATCCGCACGGCCGTGTAGACCGCGGCGATCGTGAGCGCGCTGTCTTCGTTGATAGGAATCCCGGAGGCCGACTTCGGGCCGCTGAAGAGTTCGAAGAGATGCGACAGCCACTTGACGCCGTTGCCCTGCTCGACCACGGCACGGCCCTCGGCCGAGCGCTTGATCTCGAAGCCGAAGAGCCTCATCGGTCCCCCTTTCGCGTTAGAGCGAGATGACGCCGCGCTCCTCGTACACGCTCCGCGTCGGCGGTCGGTTCGCGAGCCAGCGCGCGATCGCCATGAAGAGCGCGATCGCCGGGTCGATCTTCTTCGCGGCGTCGTCCTTGCGCGGGTAGATGTTGTCCTTGGCGTCGCGATGGCAGACCACGTTCGCGATCGCCCAGGCGAGCACCGGATCCCCGTCGTGGTGCAGACGTTTGGACGCGACCAGTTCCTCGACCTCTTTCATCGCCGGAGAGAAGTTGAGCACCGTCGGCCGGATCTCGACCATCGCCAGGCCCTGCTCTAGCATCTCGGTCGCGAACTGCGTGAGCTGCGCCGGGTCGAATGGCACTTCGGCGAGGGAAAATGTCCGATTATCCTCGAGCAGTTCCTCGCGCACCGCGGAGATCTCGAGCACGTTGCCGGGCGTCGTCCGGATCCGTCCGGCGCGCGTCCAGGCCTGCAGGTGCTCGTTGCCCTTCGCCTGGACGAGCTCCTCGTTCGTGTAGTACCGTCCGAACACGTAGTAGTGCGGCACGTCTCCCAGCATGCGGCGGAAGATGCGGACCTTGGCGAACAGGTCCTTCTTGAATGCCGCGTCGAGCGCCGCGATGCACTCCTCGCCAGCGAACTGCTCGATCTTGAGCGCCGGATCGCCGCAGGCATCCCACTGCAGCATGTTCATCCAGGCGCTGTCCGCGTTGACCCAGACGTTCAGGCGCTTGGTCAGGAATTCGTTCAGCGCCTGCGCCTGGACCTGCGCCACGGCGGCCATGCGCCGCAGGTCCTCGGGGTCGACGGAAACGCCGTAGAGCGGGTTCGCCTTGCGCCAGCTCTTCTCGTCGAACGGATCGTCGCCCTCGTCGATCGTGTAGATGATGCCCCAGAAGGTCTCGTCCTCGGCCGTCTCGCCGGTGACCGAATAGCCCAGTCCCGCATGGCGCTTGAGCACCGTGTTCAGGATCTTGGTCAAGTAGCTGCGCACATCGAAACATACGCCCGCGCGGTTCGACCCTGCGGTGGTGATCGCCCATAGGAGCGGCTGCGCGCGCGAGCCCCGTCCGGAGTCAAGCACGTCGTAGACCGCGCGCGTCTTGTGCGCATGCAGCTCGTCGACGCCGGCGAAGCTGATGTTTAGGCCATCCAGACTGTCGGCATCCGCCGCCAGGGGCTTGAACGTCGAGGCGGTCTCGCGCACCGCGAGCGCCTTGCGGAAAACCTCGACGCCGAAGCGGGCCCGGAACTCCGGCTCGAGGCGCGCCATCTGCTGCGCGATCTCGAACACGATCCGCGCCTGCTCTTCCTTGGTCGCCGCCGAGTACACCTCTGCGCCCATCTCGCCGTCCGCCGTCAGCATGTAGAGGCAGATCGGCGCGAGCCTGGTGGTCTTCGCGTTCTTGCGCGGGACCTCCTCATAGACCGTCCTGAAGCGCCGCGTGCCGTCGACCTTGCGCACCCAGCCGAACACGCATGCGTAGCCGAACTTCTGCGCCGGCACGAGCCGGATCGGCTCGCCGGCCACCCACGCGTTCCCGCCTTTGACGTGCGGGAACATCTCGACAAACCGGATCACCCGGTCAGCGAGTTCGGGCTTCCATTCATAACTCCACAACGGGTCCGTTTTCCAGCGCTCGAGATCGTCGAGCTGGCGCCGGCATGACGCCTTCACCCATTTGCAAGCGGCCACCTCTCCGGATAGGACCTGGTGGGCGTACTCGATCGCCTCGGCGACGTGATCTACTCGAACGTCCCCCACGAACCCTCCTTCGGCTTCTCCAGGCCGGGGAGTGCCATTTGCGGGTCGGAGGCCGTGACGCGCGAACGCGCCGCCGGCGACATTCCGAACTCGGCGAGGAACTTCGCCATCTGCTCGAGCGCCCGGTTGCGGATCTGCATCGGCACAGAGATCTGCTTGTAGCCCGACGGCGTATCCCAAATCCGTCCGTGATCGCCCGTCTTGTCGCCCTTGCCCTCCGCTTCGGCATTGAGCGCAGCCATGCGGCTCTCGGCCCAGACGTAGTCGCCCCAGGCCGTGCAGTAGGCCGCGAGCGCGGCCCGGTCGATTTGCGACACCAGACCGAGCGGCTCGAGGTGCTTCGTGATCCGACGCCACTCGCGCTTCGCTTCCTCGGAGAGATGCGCCGGGCATGCAGGAATCTCGACCGGCGGCCTGACCTGCTCATCGAGCAGCGAGCCGAGAGCCTTCTTGCTCGG